GCCGAAATATTTAAATGCTTTATGTCGACCGTGTCTTGAATATCTTGATGACAATACAGCTACACAGTCTTTATCAAAAACAACATTATTGATAACGTGTCGATGAATTTGTCCAAAAGTAACGAAGGTTGTCATTCTGTGTATTTTTTAAATAAATTAGTTAAGGTTGTTTGATCTTCAGCACTCATTCTTGTAGAGACTAACATTGCGTAGAGTGCGCGCTCAATGACAAAATTATCACTCATTTTAGTTTTACTTCGCTCTTTTAATATACTGAGCATTTCTATAACTTCTTTATTTAATTTCATTATCCAAGCACCAATTTTGTAAAATAGTCGTTCATTCCTTTAAATAAATTACCTGTGCCGAGCCAGGCTTCACCACTGTCTGAGAAGGGAATGATGTAACCGGTCGCGTCCCAGCCTTCTTGTTCAATCTCGAATGGGTGGCGTTGATTCATGGATTCGTTGAATCGCTCAACGGCCGTTTCTTTGGGGATGTTGAGATAATAGTGTGTGCACTGACCTTTATAGTAAGTGAACATAATCATAAAATTGTCACTTTGACCCTTACCTAAATCAGTGACTTCAGGCCAGGTGATATTAACTTTCATCGGCTACGCTCTCGTATATTTTGAACATTGTTTCTATATCTGCTGGTGTACCTCTGGCCATTAAACAGATAAAAGAACTTAGTATTTGACCAACAAGTCTATCTGTCGACACTTCGTGTTCAATAGAATGGATTTTAAGGTGTTCAATAAGCTGAGCTTCTAAATTAAATGTAATATTTTCCATGTTCCGTATAAGTTAACACCTAAATGATTCAAAAGCGAGTTGTCTTCACTTATCTGTTTGTGGGTTGTGTGATTTGGTTAAGTACGGCTTTATTTAAGGCGAGGATGGAGACTGAGTATTGCAAGGTTGTGGGGATTAGTATTCCGTTTGAGCGAATTTTTTGGTCGCAAGTAACTTGTCGTCGGCGTGTTTTTTAATTTTGTTAAATTCTTTTTCTAATAAGAGTTGACTGGCAGATTCAAGGAACGCGGCAAGGAAGCCTTGGCTGCTTTCATTTAGTGCTTTACGGGCCATCGCTTCATTTTTTTTAACTAATCTTTGCTTGGTGGTTAAGGCTACTCGGACAGAGTTTAGTTCGCTTAATTCTATCTTGAGTGCGGCTAGTTTTGCTATTTGTATGGGTGATGGTTTTTGATTTAAGAGTAGCGTGGCGAGGCGTTTAAGTTCTCGTTTATCGTTATCGACTTCCTCGATTAGAGTTAAAATTTCAACGGTTGTTTTTGCTGAGAGTATTTCGTGAGTGTAATCATTGCCCATAACTATTGTCCATTTTATTTCCTCTGTTCCATATAGGTTAACATGCCTCTAACTGCTGAAGCAATCGAAGGTTTTACCAAGTCTGTATTAGGGGCTAGGTACGATGATCCAAAGCCAATTCCAGAGCATCATCGAGAAATGTGGCGGTTGTGTGTTTCTGACCATCCTCAAGTTGCTATTGCTGCACCGCGTGGTAGTGCTAAATCAACCGCGATTACGTTTGCTTATATATTAGCGTCGGTTCTTTTTAAAGAACATCAACACGTTCTTATTATTTCAGCTAACGAAGAGTTAGCGTCTGGATTTTTAAATGACATTAAAGTTGAATTGCAAGAAAACGAACTCATTACTGAGTTGTTCGGATTTAAGCGATTTATTAAAGAACGTGAGACTGAAATCATCGTCGAACTCGAAGGCAATTATCGTTTCAGGATTATCGTTAAAGGGGCCGAACAGCGTATGCGTGGCCTTAAGTGGGAACGCAAAAGACCAAGCTTAGTTGTACCGGATGATTTGGAAGATGAGGATTTGGTGGCGAGTGAGCAACGACGTGAGAAGTTTAGACGTTGGTTTTATGGTGCTGTTAAACCTATTTTAAAGGATGGTGGCAAGATTCGTTTTGTTGGTACGATTATGCACATGGATTCTTTATTGAATCGATTCATGCCGCCCCCTAAATCAGGTTTTACGGTTGACACTCCGTTACGTCGTTATACTGAAAAAGATCCGGAAAAATTAAAATTATTGAAAGGCAAGTATGACGGTGACACACCTCATCGAGCCTGGTTGAGTGTTTTATTCAGGGCGCACGATGTTGAGTTTGAAGAATTGCTTTGGCCTGAAATGTATTCTGAGGCAAGGCTGCGAACGATACGTCAGGATTTTGCTGAACAGGGCATGTTGGATGTTTATTCTCAGGAATATTTAAACAATCCGATTGATCCGGCTAAGGCGTATTTCCGTAAGAGTGATTTTCTGCCAATGGAGCAAGGTGATCATGAAATCCGTAAGACCTATTATGCTGCGGCTGATCTGGCTATTACACAAAATAAACGTTCCGCTTATTCTGCTATGCCTGTGGGGGGTATGGATTGTGATCGTAAGTTATATATTACAGACATGCGACGTGGCCGCTATGATTCGTTAGAAATATCGGATGAAATTTTTTCCATTCACTCTCGGTGGGACATTGCGGTCTTTAGAATGGAGTCTGAAAATATTCAAAAATCAATCGGGCCGTTTTTATTCGATAGGATGACTCGTACTGGCACGTATTTAAACATAGACGCGCAACCCCCTACTAAAGATAAAGAATCACGCGCTCAAACACTTCGAGCCATGATGCGCTCTGGTCAGGTTAAATTTGATAAGGAAGCGGAGTGGTATGCCGATTTGGAAGAGGAATTACTTCATTTTCCGAAATGGACGACGTGTGATCAGGTTGATGCCTTGGCCTGGCTGGCTTTACTGGTTAACGAAATGATTGAAGCCCCTACCGTTAAAGAGTGGGAAGACGATGAATGGGAACGTGAACATGAAGAATTTGACTACGGCGTTAGCGCTGTGACGGGATACTAATGGGATTTCAGTGGTTACAAAAAGTAGTTGATCTTGACAACATTGCACCATTACTTGATGAGCAAAAATTAAGTGATATCGCTAAAGTTGTTTATGATGGTTATGTGGAAGATAAGAGTTCTCGTGCTGGATGGGAGGAAAAGCAAGAAGGTTACATGACGCTTGCACTTCAGGTGATGGAAGTGAAGAACACGCCTTGGCCGAATGCGGCTAATGTTAAGTATCCATTATTGACCACGGCGACAATGCAGTTTGGCGCTCGGTCTTATCCTGGCTTAATTGGTAGTGCGAACGTTGCTAAGGGAAAAGTAACGGGGTTTGATGCTGATGGCGAGAAAGCGAAAAGTGCTCAACGAATTGGGTTGCACATGTCGTACCAACTTCTTGATGAAATGGAAGAATGGGAAGATGACATGGATAGGTTGTGTATTTCGATTCCTATCGTTGGTTGTATGTTTAAGAAAACTTACTTCTCTCCAGGCAAGGGTCGAAACGTTAGTGAATTAATTTATCCTAAGCATTTGGTCGTTAATTATTGGACTAAGAATTTAAACGATGCGCCACGGTTGACGCATGAAATTCAACTGCAAGAAAATGATGTGGTTGAGCGGATTAATTCTGATTTGTTTATTGATCAGGATTATTCGCAGGAAACACCAGAAGAAGAAACAGTTTCAAATGATGTTCATGGCACGACTCAACCTGCGCTTGATGACACTACGCCGAATTTATTTTTAGAACAGCACTTATGGCTAGATCTCGATGATGATGGATATAAAGAACCTTACATTGTTACCTACGGTGGCGGGAAGGTGGCGCGTATCGTTGCGGGGTTTGATCTCGAAGGTGTTAAGGTTCGAGGTGATAAGGTTGTTCGCATTGAGCGTATTGACTATTTTACTAAGTACGGTTTTGTTCCTAACCCTGACGGGTCTTTTTATGATATTGGTTTTGGGTTATTACTCGGACCAATTAATGAAACGATTAACACAACCTTAAACCAGTTATTAGATGCGGGCACATTAAGTAATCGCTCGGCGGGCTTCCTGGGACGTGGCGCTCGATTGAAGGGCGGCGAACATTCTTTTACGCCGTTTGAATGGAAACAAGTGTTATCAACGGGTGATGATTTGCGTAAGGCGATTGTGCCTTTACCGGTGCGTGAACCTTCAAACGTTTTACTGCAATTATTAAGTTTGATGATTGAGTCTGGTAAGGAATTATCGAACACCGTTCCTATGCTTTTAGGACAGAACCCTGGGCAGAACCAACCGGCGACGACTTCAATGGCGGTGATTGATCAAGGTTTGAAGGTCTATTCTTCTATTTTGAAACGATTGCATCGTTCATTGAAAAAAGAATTAGTTAAATTAAAACGTTTGAACCGGCTTTATCTCCCCCCCGAGACTTATTTTCAAGTGTTGGATCCTGCGCTAGCTGAAGGGCAAGATCCTTCTAAAGTATTCCAACAAGATTATGACAATGATGTGACTGCGGTTGTTCCGTATTCTGATCCCTCTATTGTCTCTGAAGTGCAGCGGATGATTAAGGCACAGCAAATTTCTGAAATGATGGCGCAAGGTTTAATCCCTAATCAGGCAGCCGCTGCGAAAATTGTTTTAGAGGCAATGGATATTCCAAACCTGGATGAATTGCTAACCCCTCCAAAACCTGAGCCTGATCCCGAGCAACAGCAAAAACAAGTTGAGTTTGAGCATAAGAAACAACTTGAAATTGCTCGACTGGATTTGGATCGGGATCGATTTGATTTAGAAAAAGAACGTTTAGAAACTTCAAAAATTAAAGACAAGACTATCGGTATTTTGAATATAGCGAAAGCCGAAGCTGCTGAAGAAGGCAAGCAATTAGACGGTTACATGCGACAAATCGAGGCTGCCGTTGAGGCAGAAGAACGTGAAATGAAGCGTGAAGAAATGCAAATGAAACGAGAGCAAATACAGCAACAAATGCAACAACAGCGACAAGGTAATATGAATGACCAAAGATGAATTTGAGGATTGGGTTAATGATCCGGTTACGAAAGAGTTTAGAAAATATTTAAGTGATTCGGCTGATGAAGAGGCTGAAATTCTAAAAGAAACAATAATGAGTGGCACTGTGGTTGCTGAAGTAGATCAGTATCGCATTGTTATTATGAATAATTTGTTTCGTCGAATTATTGAAATCGACTATGAAGAAATAGACGGATTTTATAAAGACTAGATTTAACTAGATTAGAAACCGAACCGGCTTAGGCCGGTTTTTTTATGGAGAAAATAAATGATAGAAGCTTTAGGTAATCGAGTGATTATTAAACCTGACGACATTGAAGAAGTCACTGCCGGTGGGATTGTAATTGCTCAAACGTCTTCTTATGTTCGAGACGAGAAGGCGGCAACAACAACGGGTACGGTGGTGGATTTCGGTCCGGCTGCCTGGCTTGATCCGATTATGGGTGGAGAGCCCTGGGTCGACAAAGGTGACAGGGTGGTCTACGCACGGTACGCCGGTAAGTTTGTGATTGATCCCGATAATGACGAAGAGTTCGTTGTTATTAATGACGATGCAATCCAGGCACGAGTTGTTAAGACAGAAGTAGGAGAAGCAGCATGACAGATACAGCAGAAGAAATCGCACAAGCCGAAGCCGAGGGATGGCAAGCGGATTTTGAGGGTGAAAATAAAAAATCAGCGAAGGAGTTTTTACACGACGGTTCGTTCTTTAAGAAAATTGACGAACTGAAAGTTGAAAACAAACAACTTAAAGATTCAATGGGTCAGCTTACCGGCCATTACGAGAAGGTGATGGCGACGGAACTTAAAAAATCTGAAGCAGAATACAGCCGACGCATTGATGAATTGAAAGCCGCTAAAATTGAAGCCTTAGACGAAGGTGACAATAAACGCGTGGTTGATATCGATGAAGAAATTCGAACGACTGAGAAACCTACCGCCGAGCCTATGAACAATGAAGCATTTGATCAGTGGGTTAATGACAACCCGTGGTATGGCAAGGACATGACGCTGCAAGTTGAGGCCGACCGGTATGGTGAGTTGTATTATGGCAAAGGACTACGTGGCCGTGAATTGTATGACGCGGTGGGTAGCCATGTTCAAGAAATTTATCCTGACAAGTTTACTAATTCCAAACGGAGTAAAGCGCCAGCGGTAGAAGGTGGCTCGAATAGTCCGACGGATAAACCCAAGGGGAAGGTTGCTGAAAAAGATTTAACGTCAGATGAGCGTCAGGTTTTCAACAACTTTAAACACATGAAAATTTTTAAAAATAAAGACGACGAGCAAAAATACATGCGCGAAGTCATCGAGGTTAGATAAATGTCGAGAGAATGGACCGAAGAACAGAAACAAGCCGCAAGTGATCGCATGAAAGAACGTCACGCACTACAGAAGTCGGGTGAGGTTAGAGAGGCTATGCGTATTCCAATGGGTGGTAGGAGAAATATAACGACCGTGAATGACACCCCAGAGGGTTATGTTGACCGATGGGTTAATGATGTTACAGGTCGAATTTCGAGAATCAAGCAAGCGGGGTATGAACACGTACAAGCCGCGAGCGTAGGGGATTCCAACGTTGACGGGAGCCATTGTGAAGATGGCGTTGTTTCTCGTGACATGGGTCAAGGGGTCACAGCGTATTTAATGCGACAGCGAAAAGATTATTATGATGATGATCAAAGAGCCAAGCAGGTAATCGTTGATGAGTCTGAAGATTCTATGCGTCGGAGTTCAAATGATAAACGGAATGACGGCTTCTATGGAAGCGTTGATATTGGTCGCCCGAATTCTAAACCATAAGGAATATTAAAATGGCTAATCCAGATCGTCCAAGAGGCTTTACTCCGATCAAAATGTTATCGGGCGCACCTTGGGCAGGCAATTTACGAAGTGTTGGTGTGACTAACGCGGCGGATATTTTCATCGGCGATGCTTTATCGCTTGTTTCAAACTTAGGCAAAGTGATGGCTACGGCTGACGCAACCATGTTAGGTGTTGCAGTTGGCTTTGGTAAGAAGGATGCCGCTAGCGGTCAATATGCTAGTGCTTACAACCCATCTAATCTTGAAACCTTGTATTACGACGACAGTGCTTCTACTAACACCGATTGGCGTGTTTGGTATGCACCGTTTGACGATATGATTTTTGAAGTTCAGTCAGATTCTGATATTGACGTGGCTATTGGTGACATCGTTGATCTTGTTGCTACGGCAGGTAATACCACGACTGGTCGAAGCGCTCATGAAGTCACTGCGGTGGGAACAACGGATTTTCGCGTCGTTGAAATTCCAGCTTACTCGGACAACGACAGTACATTAGCCAATACTCGTTATTGGGTGACTGCGTTGAAATCTAAATCAGTTTGGGATTAAGGAGAATAAATTATGCCTATTACTACTGGCAATTTTGCCAAATTACTATGGCCTGGTCTTAATACGATCTATGGCATTAGTTACAACGAGTACCCGTTAGAGTGCGCTCAAATTTTTGAAACTAAAAGTTCGCGCAAAGCCTTTGAAGAAGACATTGGCGTAACTGGTTTTGGATTGGCTGCGGTGAAAACTGAAGGTAATGCAATTGGTTATGACACTGAACAACAAGGGTTCTTAACTCGGTATAACCATGTGGTCTACGCGTTAGGGTTTATCATCACTGAAGAAATGATTGATGATGATCAATACGATACGGTGGGTCAACGACGTACTAAGGGTCTTGCTTACTCTGGTCGTGTCACTAAAGAGATTGTTGCTGCGAATGTGTTAAATCGTGCGTTCAACACGTCTTATGTTGGTGGTGATGCTGCGACGTTGATTGCCTCTGCCGGTGGCGGTGGTTCGACGACTCACCCTAATGTCTCGGGTGGGACCTGGACTAATGGTCCTACGACTGCGGCTGATTTATCGGAAGATGCGTTGGAGCAAGGTGTTATCGATATTGGTAACTTCCTGGATGACCGTGGTAAACAAATGCGCGTGATGCCTAGAAATTTGATTATTAAAAATGATCAACAGTTCAATGCTGAGCGTATTTTGAAATCACAGCTTCGGGTAGCGACTGCGGATAATGATGCTAACGTGATGAGAACAATGGGTTCAATCCCTAACATCATCGTGAATCATTATCTTACCGATCTTGACGCGTGGTTCATTCAAACTGATTGCCCTAATGGCATGACAAACTATGAGCGTAAAGCTGCGAAGTTTGTGATTGATAATGACTTTGATACTTCGAACGCTAAGTTCAAGTATACAGAGCGTTATTCATTCGGTTGGACTGATCCTCGTTCGATGTATGGTTCGCCTGGTCTCTAGGTTGAATGCCCCTTAATTGGGGCATTTTTTATTATAGATCGCTGAAAAACGCGAGTTGACTCTCTGACAAGAGAAGGAATAAAAATATGTCAAATACACATTTCTCTGGCCCTGTTTCGATAGGTGCTGGCTCTTATGAATCATTAATCACCACTAAAGCGTTGGACATTAAAGACAACGGTAAAACCTTTGGTCTTAATTTGGTGGGTGGTTTTACAATTACTTTGCCTGCTGTAGCTACTGTGAATGCCGGTTGGAAGGCTCGCTTTCGGGTTGAGATTGCACCAACTACGGCTTACATCATTACTGAAAAGGCGGCTGATGATACCAATATTATCGTGGGCAGTATCAATACCAGTACCGGCCAAACGGCGGCAGCTTCTTTTAATACCTCGGGCGCTACGTTTGTTAATTTTGTAGCGAATGCCGCTAAGGCGGGTGACTGGGTGACAATTGAAACTAATGGCACGAATTGGTTTGCGTATGGGCAATGCACTATCGTCACTGGTATCACGATTACATAACTGGTTTATCATGATTGGTACTTTTTTCAAAAAAGGTCAATGGAATGGTATTTGTGATCGGTGTGGTGAAAAACGCAAGTCTGGTGATTTAAAAAAGACTTGGGATGGCTTTTATGTTTGTCCAGACACGTGTTGGGAAATTCGACACCCGCAAGATTTTTTGCGCGGTATTAAGGATGACCCAAGCGTGGCCTGGACGCGCCCTGAAGCTACCGACTCCGAAACAGATTCATCCTCATGGGCTACTCCTACAACTGTACCTGATGGTACTTTTGATAATTCACTTTAGGAAAATACTATGTCTGCAAAACTACTTGACGCAGCAGTTGCTACGGGGACGAGTCCGACGTGGACTTTGAATAGAACGCCGCGTAATCACACTATACAAATTACTATAACGGGTGCACCGACCGCAGTTACAGTCGATCTCGAAGGCTCACTTGATGGCACAACGTGGGTATCGTTAGCCTCACATGTGATGAGTGCGGCAGAATTAACCGCGGCAAAAGCTTTGTTTCATGTTGGCAATAAACCTACTCGACGTGTTCGTATAAACCTCAAGACATTAACCGCTGGTTCCTCACCAACGGTAACGGTTATTTATACGCAGGAGGGACCATGAGCGAGAGTTATTCAAATGCGGGTGACAGCTATCTTGAATGGGCTGGGACTGCGGGTGCGGCAGACAATGCGGTAATTTATACCTCGGGTGATGTGTCTCGGTTTAACTACCACACCATTGCTGTCACTGGAACTAGCCCTTCTGATGTAGAAGTTACTCTTGATGGAACCACATGGCACGTTGTCGCTACAGTTTTAGCGGATGATGTTACAACCGGTGGTGGTATTGCTGTTATTACTATTCCTACGGGCAAGCTTGGTATTTTAAGAGGTAAGTTTAAACAAATTCGTGTGCTTGAGGATGGCGCTACTGATTCTGATGCGTTTGGCGCACACGGTATAATTTAATGGCTTTAAGTGCCTCAACCAACTATTCCATTAACAGGGATGGTTTGATTACTCACGCCTATCGTATTTTAGGGGCTATTCGTACTGGTGGCACGGCTACCGCTGATGAAATATCGGATGCGAGTGAGTCTTTAAACATGATGTTAAAGGCTTGGCAATCTTTCGGGCTTCAGATGTGGGTGATTAAGCAGGCGACTCTAATTCCAAAAAAAGGAGCGCAGACTTATTCTTTAGGCGGTACGGGTGATCATGCTTCGTTGTCTATGAGTAAGACTGAAATGCGTGTTGCTGGTGTTGCTAGTGACACCATATTAGAAGTTGATTCAACTACCGGCATGATTGCTTCGGATAATATTGGAATCGTGCTCGATGATGGCACGACGCAATGGACTACGATTAGCTCAGTTACCGATTCTGATACTGTTGTTATTGCCACCGGTTTGACCAGTGCCGCTGCTATTAACCAGGCTGTTTACTGGTATACCACTAAAATTAATCGT